GGGGTGAATTAGCCTCAGGAGTTTCCTTTGATACATTGTCAACAACCTTAGTTTTTGGTTCTGTAACAAATGGTCCTTTCCAAACAGGTGAGAAAATTAATGTTTTCTCTGGATCTGTTACAAGTACTACATCATTAGTTGGTGGATCTGGATATCACTCTGGTACAACAACAGCAACCGTTTCTGCTCCTGAAATGCCAGGTGGGGTTACAGCTACAATTAGCGTAACAATTTCTAGCTCTCCAGGACCAATCACATCATTGACTATTACAAATCAAGGATCGGGATATACAAATGCTCCGATCATCAGCTTTGTTGATACCAACGGTTCACCTGGAACTGGTGCAAGTGCAACTGCTGTTGTAACCTACGGAACAATTCCAGTTAAGTCTGGTATTGTCGATAGCTACAATTCTGGTTCACACACGATTATATATAACGCAACATTGGGTCAAATCACAACTTCCGATAAAGTTATTGGTGCGACTTCAACCGCTTCTGGAACACCTTCTTCCGTAACTGGTCAAGATGTAGTTGACATCCTATTGGGTGGAGTTGATGGTAATAACACTATCACAGATGGTAACATTATCACTGCTTACAATTTCTTCTTAGATACAGAAAATGTACCGGTTTCATTATTAATGGCCGGTGCGGTTGATTCAACGATTGCAAATTATTTAATCGAATCAATTGCTGAAGTTACTCAAACAATGGTTGTCATGCTCTCCCCTAGATTAACAGATGTTGTTAATGTACCTGGACAAGAGGTTACCAACTGTATTGCGTTTGCTGATTCTTTAACCAGTTCTTCATATGCATTCTTAGATGGAAACTGGAAATATCAGTATGACGTTTATAACGATACAAATTGGTGGTTACCTTGCAACGGTGATACAACTGGTCTAGCTGTTGCAACCGATCAAACAAGAGATCCATGGTGGTCATTCGCTGGATTGAATCGCGGTATTTTGAAGAATGTTATTAAGTTAGCATTCCAACCAAATCAAACCGATAGAGACAATCTATATCAAAATAGTATTAACCCGATTGTCAATCTTAAGGGAATTGGGCCAACACTTTATGGAGATAAAACACTATTATCTAAACCAAGTGCATTTGATCGAATCAACGTACGACGTTTGTTTATCGTGCTAGAGCAATCAATTGCCGCTGCTGCAAAATATTCTTTGTTTGAATTCAATGATGCGTTTACACAAGCTGCCTTTAAAGCACTTGTGGAGCCTTTCTTACGCGACGTTCAAGGTCGTAGAGGTATTACAGACTTCTTAGTTGTTTGCGATTCTTCGAACAACACAGGATATGTAATTGACAATAATGAATTCGTAGGGGATATTTATATTCAACCTGCCAGATCAATTAATTTTATCTATTTGAACTTCATTGCAACTCCAACAGGCGTTGCGTTTAGCGAGTTCGTAGGTACAACTGGTGCAGGGGCGTAATTAGAAAAGAGATATAGGAGAAAATAAAAATGCCTTTTTCACCCGGAACATTTCGAGCACAGCTAGTCGGTAGCGGTGCTCGACCTAACTTATTCGACTTGACATTTGTACTCCCTGCTATTGTTCCAAATTCAACAGCGGCCGGGCAGTTAATCCAATACATGGGCAAATCAGCTTCCAAGCCTGCTGCCTCTTTATGTGTTATTCAAGTCCCTTACTTTGGTAGACAATTAAAATATCCTGGAGATCGTGTATTTGCTCCATGGACTGTAAATATTATCAATGATGAAGCTTTCAACGTACATGATGCCTTTGTTGCTTGGTCGAATATTATCAATGCTTTTGCGGCTAATACACGATCAGCTTCCGCTTCCGTTCCTACTGCCTACATGACTGATATCTTGGTCAATCAATACAGTAAGATTGGTGGAGATCCCATTAAGCAATGGAAGCTAGTCGGTGCGTGGCCTAGTAACGTTGGAGAAATTCAATTTGATTGGGGACAAACTGATTCTATTGAGGAATTCCCTGTTGAAATTGCATACCAATGGTGGGAGGATCTTGGCGGTTCTACCGATTCAAGTTCGTTCTAATAATGCAAGCGCCTTCATCCGGGTTAATTGAAATGGGAGCGGACTTATTAAAGTCCGTTCCTGAATTTATTGCTACGGATCAATTGAAAGAATTATATTCTTTTGGTGATGATCGTGCAAAAGCTATTGGTGCGTCGGGTGTTAGTCCTGATTTTCAAAAAGGTTATGAATTAGGCCTAGCTACCGCAAGAACAGTTTTATCGAATGATATTTCTTTGATTCTTGCAAAAATTGATACAAAAACATTACTCTAAACCATCCGTGATATTCGGATTTCTGGTTTAGGATCATCATAAATATAGATATAATGGTTAAAAAACCTACATCATCAAAACCTATTGCTTCAAAAGCTCAACAAACTCTAACAGAAGCACTTCGTCTATTTGGATTTCAAATCGGTGACGAACAAGGTGGTTCCAATAAATTTCGAACATTTGCGATTCCTCAAAACTATGATGGTGCTGTTACTATCCAAGCGGGTGGTGTATACGGTACCTATGTAGATTTAGAAGGTATTGCCAAAAACGAAATTGAGCTTATAACTCGATATCGTGAGATGTCGTTGCAGCCAGAATGTGAAAATGCCATCGAGGATGTTGTTAACGAAGCCATTGTTGTAGAAGAACAAGAGGCGCCAGTTAAAATTAACCTAGATAGACTCAGTGAAGAAACAGACTATAGTGAAGATTTCAAACAAAAAATCATTAAAGAATTTGGAAGAGTTCTAAAGATTTTAAACTTCAATAAAGAAGGACACGATATCTTCAAACGTTGGTATGTTGATGGTAGGCTTTTCTACCATATCATGATCGATGAAGAAAAGGTAAGAGATGGTATCCAAGAAGTTCGATACATTGATCCTCGCCGCATTAGAAAAGTTCGCGAAGTAAAAAAAAGACTAGACAATAATGGAACAGAAGTCATTGACTTCGAAAAAGAATATTTCATTTACAATGAACGTGGTATTAATAATACTCAGAGCACCGCTGTACAAGGTGTAAAAATCGCCGTAGATTCTATTTGTTACGTTACGTCTGGTTTAATTGATTCAACACGAAATCAAGTTTTAAGTTATCTACATCAAGCAATCAAACCTATCAATCAATTAAGAATGATGGAAGATGCATTGGTAATCTATAGATTATCCAGAGCACCTGAAAGACGATTATTCTATATTGATATCGGTAATTTACCCAAATTAAAAGCCGAAGAATATATGAAAGGCTTGATGAATCGATATCGTAATAAAATTATTTACGATGCAAACACTGGAGAAGTTAGAGACGATAAAAAGTTCCTTTCTTTAATGGAAGATTATTGGTTGCCTAGAAGAGAAGGTACCAAGGGTACTGAAGTAGATACTTTAGAAGGTGGACAAAATCTAGGAGAAATTACTGATGTTAACTTCTTCCAAGAAAAACTCTATCGTGCATTAAAAGTTCCTGTTTCTCGTTTGAAGAGTGAAGGTGGATTTAATTTGGGTAAGTCATCTGAAATTAGTAGAGATGAAATTAAGTTTACCAAATTCGTAACTCGTATCAGACATAACTTTGAAGAGTTGTTTAACAGTCTACTTTACACTCAACTAATACTAAAAGGAATTATTGTTCGTGAGGATTGGGAAGAAATCAAAGATTGTATTTTCTACTCTTTCCTAAAAGATTCATACTACGCTGAATTAAAAGAAATTGAAATTTTACAATCACGTATGGAGATTTTGGAACAAGTGCACCAGCACGTTGGTGTATATTTCTCTCAAAGAGAAGTTCATAAAAAAATCTTAAAACGAACTGACGAAGAAATTGATGAAGTCATGGCGCAAATCAAGAAAGAGAAAGTTCTTATTCCTGATGCTATGGAAGCTGAAGTTAAAGTCCAAAAAGATATGATGAACGCACAAGGTGAAATGCAATTGGATCAAATGGATAAACAAGCTAAGATCCAAGGACAACAACAGAAGCAACAAATTAAATTACAAACTGCTGCTGAACAAGATTCAGCCGGTGCACAAATTCAAACCTTGAAAGCTCAGCAAGATCTTGAACAGACAAGAATGGCGCACTCGCACGTAAAGATTGCTTTGAATAAATCAACACCAAAACAAACGGCGTCATCTGCTAAACCTAAAGCTAAACCGGTAGCCAAAAAGAAATAATGGAACTATTAATGGTTATAAATATTAGAGAGGATATAAACTAAATGCGATTCGGAGCCAACATCGGAAAACCATATTTTGATCAGACAAAGAAAAAAAAGCCGGTTCCTGTACCAACCCCCGTGGTTGAGCCAAAACCCGCTCCTAAGGTAGAGCCTGTTAAATCAGAAGTAAAACCAGAAGAAAAGAAATAATATGCCAGCATCTAAATTAGCACGAAATATAGTATTATGTGAATCCCCAATTGGTAAAACAAATTACTTTCTTAAAGCAATGAAAGAAAGAACTGATGCTATTTTAGAGGGGATCCGTAGACAAGTTGCGGAATCTATATTATTAGAAGCACCCAATAGCTCTTATGAAGACAGATTGGATAATGCAATTGATTATGTAATGAGACGTATTAATGAATCAGGCATTAATGTGTTACCTGAATCCATCGAAAGGGGTTCTCGATTATTAAGAGTTAAATCGGAAGACTTAAGAGCTATTTTCGAAACTGCTGTGAACTATGATCGTGAAGATAATTTACAAGAAAAAGTAAACCACGATGAATTTCAAGCAAAATTTGTTGATAAGTTAAACCAAATTGTAGAAAACAATGCGGGTAACATTTTGGCGTTTTTGGATACAACTTCAGCATATGTAACGCCTATGGAAGCAAAATCATTGGTAGAAGTTTACTCCCAATTAAGTAATAATAATAAGCACAAGATGATTGATAAGTTGGTATCGAGTAGACGTGAATACAATAAATTAATTGAATTTGCGGCACAAAATTTACGAGAAGGTTAATTAGATGACCAAATTATTTACAACTTTAATCGAAGGTACACCTTCCGAAATCAGAAATGAAATTTTTGGCTCTTTAAACGTTATTACTGAAGAACGTTTAAAAGAGCAAAGAAAAATTACAATTGCGGAACTTTTTAGTAAAGAAGTTTCTATCGAAAAACCTCAGGCACGTAAACCTTGGACATTTAAACAAATTCGCGAAGGTTTGGAAAAGGCCGCTTTAAACGAATTGCAAGTTAACACATTAGTAGGTAAATAAACATGTTATATAGAGCCGCCATACCTGTTAGTCTTGCTTCTACCGATTTTATCGTTGCGCGAGCTAATCAAGGAATTTTAATTGGAACAGCAGGTAATTTGCTAGTCGATATGGCTACAAATTATCCACCTATCACAACTGCTGTATTGCAAGTTACCGGTATTAATTCATCGGGAACAATTACCAGTGTTGCAATTATTACGGGTGGAGCTAATTATGCTTCAGCCCCTATTGTTACCATTAACAATTATTATGGAGGAACCGGTGCAGCTATCACAACAACATTGACGGCTGGTGTAGTAACTGGTGTAGTTATTGGATCGGGCGGAACAGGATATACGCAAAATTTCGGGCAAACACAATTAGAATTGTCGGGTGGAAAAGGAACGGGAGTTACACTACCTGTACCTGCGGGGATTCTTCCGTTATGTATTAGTAAAATTTATAAAACAGGGACAACCGCAACTGGAATATTCTTACTTTATGAAGCTGTAGGACAAGGATCCTAAAATGGCAATGAAGCTTATAACAGAAACTAATTTCTCGGATGTCAAAACTACTTCTGAAGATATTTTGACAGAAGATAATTCTACCGTTATCGGTAAATGCTGGTATATCACTGGACCATTTTTACAAGGTAACATCAAAAATAAAAATGGAAGAATTTATCCTGTTGAAATTTTACAGAAAGAAGTTTCTCGTTATAATGTGGAGTTCATTAGTCAAAATCGAGCATTAGGAGAATTAGGACATCCACAAGGACCTACGATTAATTTAGATAGAGTTTCTCACCAATTCGTTGACTTGCACCGCGAAGGTAATGATTTCGTAGGTAAAGCCAAAATTCTATCGGCACAAGATCATGGTAGAAAAGTAGCTGGCTTTTTATCTGAAGGTATTAAGCTAGGAATTTCTTCTCGTGGTATGGGATCATTAAGAAATGTTAATGGTATAGACCAAGTCCAAAATGATTATTACCTAGCGACTGCGGGTGATATTGTTTTAGATCCATCTGCACCGAATGCATTCGTAAATGGCATTTATGAAAAAGCTGAATGGGTTTGGGATAATGGTATCTTGGTTGAGCATTTTATTCATGATGTAAAAAAAGAATTGGATAAAAAATTGGACGAAGGAAAGATTTTGGCAGCTTTTGATCAATTCTTAAGATTTGGTAACAATTGAAAATCTTAAAAAACATAAATATTAATTGAAAATACTTTTGAAAAATGGGGAGAATTTAAATGCCTTCAATGGAAAGAAACATTCTTAAAATGTTGAAAGAGAACAAAACTTCAACAAATTTGAAAGAAAATGCTGATGCATCAGGCGCGCAAGACCAAGGCGGAACACACGTAAAACCTGAATATACTGATTTAGGGGCAGCAGTTGTATCTCCTACCACAACAGTTAAAACTGATTATACAAAGGGTGTTCCTAGTCAAGCTTTAAGACGCATGGATAAAGCAGAGAAATCTGATATCTCAGGCGCAAAAGACGATAAGGGTAAAGTTACTGATGATGCTGTGGACGAACACGGTGATGGTCCTAGTTTAAAAAAGGGCGACAAAATTGTTGCTGAAGACACTGGTCTTTTGGAAGCTTCAAAAAGTTTCTTAGCAAAGTTCAATAAGGATTTTGACAAGAAAAAAGACGACAATAAAAAGAAGCTGGATGAATGTGTGCATTGCAACGGAAAAGGTTGCGAAAAATGCAAGAATATGACCGAAGATTCTGGTGCTGATCAAGAGAATCAACGTCAATACAACAAACGTTCTGAGGGCGAACCGATGCATAATGTAGATGGTCAAAAGGGCGCGAAGGGTGATATCAAAGAAGGTGAAGTACCTGATGGATATAATTCTGTTCCTGATAACCTTCCCGGTGGCGGTGATAAAGCTACCGATTCCGGTAATCTAAAAGAAGAAGGTTTGGATGAAAAGCTAAAAGGATTACCTCGCTTGAAGAAGGGTCAACCAAAAGCATCACAACACGAAGTTGGAAAACAACCTAGTACGCAAATCACTACTGTTAAAGAAGATGATATGCATGAGGATATTGATGCACTATTCGTGGGTGAAAGTGGATTATCTGAAGCTTTCAAAAAGAAAGCAACTGTCATTTTCGAAGCTGCTGTTAACATGCGCGTTGATAAAATTGTTGATCAACGTACAGCCGAAATTACAGAAGATTTGACAAAACAAATGCACGAAGCGGTAGAAGAAATTACCGAAGAATTATCCGAAAAAACAAACCAATATTTGAACTATGTTTCTGAAGAATGGTTCAAAGAAAATCAAGTTAGTATTCAATCCGGATTACGTGCTGATATTGCAGAACAATTCTTAGTTGGCCTAAAGGGATTATTTGAAGCTCACTTCATTGAAATTCCTACAAACCGCGTGGACGTTGTTGCTGAATTAGCAACCAAATTGGCTAGTATTGAAGAACAATTAAATACTCAAATTGAGAACAACACCGTATTACATGAAGAAAATGTGAATTTTAAAAAGCAGGAAGTTTTCAACGAAATTTCAGAAGGTTTAGCTGAATCACAAATTGATAAATTGAGAACTTTGTCAGAAAATTTGGAATTCAAGAACATTGATACCTTTAAACAAAATTTGTCAATCTTGAAAGAGAGCAATTTTTCTAAGGGACCAGTATCCGATAAGGGTAATAATGCTGGTAGCAAACAGTCTTTGACAGAAGAAAAAACAACCACAGCTTTGAATGTTGAGAAGCCAAATGAAATGGCTCAATATGTTAAAGCAATGGCTAAATTATCGGAGAAATAATGGTTCCGAAAAACTCCAAATTTATAAATATTAATAGAAATAAGAATTATCAAGGAGAAAATTAAAACAATGCAAGAGATGAATCTTACTGAAGCTGTTGAAAAATGGAGCGTTCTTTTAGAAGATAGCAATGCTCCTAAACTAACTGATCCATGGAAACGTAAAGTAACAGCACAACTTTTAGAAAACGAATTGCGCTTTATTCAAGGCGAGGGTGGATCTACCAAGAACATCTTGCAAGAGTCGGCACCTACCAACTCAACGGGTTCAGCTATTTCTAATTGGGATCCGATTCTAATTAGTCTTGTTAGACGATCTATGCCTAACTTGATCGCGTATGACGTTTGCGGTGTACAACCGATGAACGGTCCTACTGGTCTAGTTTTCGCAATGCGTAGCCGTTATACAAATCAAAATGGTACTGAAGCATTGTTCAATGAAGCTCTAACAGACTTCTCTGGAAACAATGCGGCTCAAAACTTAGGTCAACCTGCTCATAGTGGTTCTGATCCATTTGGATCTTACACAACTGGTGCTGGTTTACCAACAGCGGAAGCTGAAGCATTGGGTGATGGAACAAGCGGTAACAACTTCGCTGAAATGGCTTTCTCCATTGAGCGAACAACCGTAGCTGCTAAGTCCAGAGCTTTGAAAGCTGAGTACTCGTTAGAAATTGCTCAAGACTTAAAGGCTGTTCACGGGTTAGATGCGGAAACAGAATTAGCAAACATTTTGTCTGCTGAAATCTTAACTGAAATTAACCGAGAAATTGTACGTGACCTTTATTACATTGCTAAGACTGGTGCACAAAATGGAACTGCAACACCTGGAACATTCGACTTAAACGTTGATAGTGATGGTCGTTGGTCAGTTGAGAAATTTAAAGGTTTATTGTTCCAATTAGAACGTGAAGCAAATGCTATCGCGAAGACAACTCGTAGAGGGAAAGGTAACATTCTTATCGCTTCTTCAGACGTTGCTAGCGCATTAGTTATGGCTGGCGTTTTGGATTATACGCCTGCTTTATCAACAAACTTAAATGTTGA